AGCAAGATGCCAAGGGCAAAAGAGTTTAAGCACTGGGTAACATCAGAGATACTCCCGACTATACGCAGAACAGGCGGCTATGTAGCCAATGACGAGATATTCATTAACACTTATCTACCGAATGCCGATGCTCAGACGAGAGAACTGTTCAGGCTCAATCTATCAACGATCAGACAGCTTAATAATAAGATAGAGCAGGATAAACCTCTTGTGGACTTTGCAAGTCATATACAAACTTCTGAAGATTGTATATCAATGAACGATATGGCAAAGTTGGCAACTAAAAACGGAATAAAGATAGGCAGAACAAGGTTGTTTAACTTTCTGAGGGAGAAGAAAGTGTTAGGCTGTAGGGACGGTCATAAGAATATGCCTTATCAGAGATACATAGACACTCAGCCATGGTTTCAGCTAAAAGAAAGCTCATACATACAGAATGGCGAAGTCAGAATAGGACTAACACCTATGGTAACGCCAAAGGGTCAGAGTGGAATTATTAGAATGTTGAGAAAGTGTGATGTAACAGGCTAAAGTAAATAAAATGCAAGTTTTGTTTTCAAATCTTGCAAAATTAGAAAAGAAAGGGACAATAAACAAAATGAACATAAACAAATTTAAAAGGCTACTTGCCGAGCGTGGGTTTTCATACTCACGCAGAGGTAAGGGGTCGCATGAGATATGGGTAAATGAGAATGGAGAGTCTTTTTCATTCCCATCAACCCGAAAAGAAGTTTATATCGGCATTGTATGGAACTTCCGAAGAAATTACTGTCGCTGTTAAATCGTGTAATTATTATTGGGAATAATTTATCATTGATTTAGACATTGAATGGTGATAGAATTGTGATAGTGGTAATTAGTATGGCAATTATTGCTGTACAAAATAAAGGACAAATATCCCTTGACAAAGCATTTGTTTTGTAGTATAGTATAAACATTATAGAACAGATGTTCGTTTTGAGATTGAATAAAAGGAGTGTATAAAATGAAAAAAATGACATTACAAGAGCTTATGACATTTGCTCGTGAGAATTTATGGAACAAATTTATCATCACTAACAACATAAATACAGACCACATTTATGGAACGGCTCTGAAATTGTCGCATGAGCCTGTTGTATACAAGTCACTAAAAAGCATAAGTGACAAATTAGTGCCGTATTTTGATGATCCTGAGTGGCTTGTCTTAGAACTAGATAGGGTACATGATTTGTTATTAGCCGATTACATAATGTCATTGGGCTTAGGTGATGATGTAGACTATCTCACTGAATTGTCCGAAATGACGGTTGAAGATAACAACAGTACCGTTATGATAAATTGTAAAGATATTGTACTAACCATAGTTGGAGAAAATGATGGAACACACGTTGTACCCTCACTTCCCTTACCGCCTGCTCCTCAATCTTTGGATTGTTATAATTTAATGAATTTTCTTAAAGTTGATTACATTGATTTTGCCAGAGTTAAAACAAATGAGCATGAAGCAATACTGCCAATTGATTGTTATACACTTGGTAATCTTTCAGAGGAACAGCTTGACGGTCTAAAAGATTTATATATAGATTTACAGTTTGGCGACACGGAGAACGATGAATATGATTATTCATGTACACCATATGTCATGTACGATTATGTACACGGGCTTGCATTTGCAGGTTTATGGAGTCTGCAAAATAGCCATCTTATCAGTAAAGTACCAATAGAAGTTATAGGATATGATAATTACGAGAGTAAAAATAACAAGGCACAGGTATTCAAAATAAGTTCTGAAGTAAAAAGAATTTTGAGCAAGTCAGAAGTCGGAAATCTAAATTTTAATATCAGTAATTTCAGTTTTGAAAACGTCCCGTTTCATAGATAATTAACATATCCGTAATCAAATAAACATTGACTATTATTCGAGTGCAGATTATAATATAGAAAATACGACAAAAAAGACAAATAGAGACAACAAAACGTTTAATAGAGAGGAGTTGAATGTCGTATGATTAACACCATAACACCAGTAATAACCACAGAAACAAGAGAAAGAAGAGTTAATAAAAATATAGTTACTAGAGGAGATATAATTTTGGTTGATCTGCCAAATGTAGGCGAGTCAGTTCAGACAGGTAGGAGACCAGCTATTGTTGTACAGAATAACATGGGCAACGCACACTCCCCTTGTATAATAGTTGTACCGATTACAAGTGCTACAAAAAAATATGTGCCAACCCATGTTAAAATCGGTGTTGAAAGCGGTTTACTGAAAACTAGCACCGTTTTGTGTGAACAGCTATTGACTATTAATAAATCTAGTGTTATTAAAACACTTGGGCATTTGACACCTAATGTTATGAAGCAGATTGAACAAGCGATTTATGTTTCGCTTGCCCTGCATCATTAATTGGTGAACACTTGACATTTAATCGTCCTTTGTGGTATAATACATATAATTATAGGCAATTTTTAGTACAATTATATGTAAGCATTATATCAGGAAAGGACGATTTTTATGTCATTAAACAGTTTTTACACTATAGACCAACTTAGAACAAGTGTAGAACATCATTTGTTCGCACAGAAAGCTTCCATTGAAGTTGTCAAAAGAAAATCTCAAGTTCTTTTGGGATTATTAAATAAATATAATGAAGATTTGTCGTTACAGGATAATATTTATCAATATTTATCAGGTGTATCAAAACGATCATATGATAGTCAATGTGGTTACTTAAAGCAATGGGTAATTGAAGAGGGAATAGATTGTAATCTTGAGATTAACTACAAAGATATCCCTCGAAATTATATGACAATAGAAACTCTTAACGAAAAACTAAATAAGTTATACGAAGATCCAAGTACTATTAGTCGTAACGTTATTTTCTATCTTGTTTACGCAAGGTTATACGCTTATTTGATTTGGATAGGTCTGTCTAACAAAGAGATTAAATCACTTAGAAAGGGCGACTATGATATCGATAATAAGGTTTTGTATATTGGCAATGATAATGGTAACGTTAGAACCATTGATTTAAAATTGCCCTATTACGACGATATTTCGGAAATACTGCACGATGAGCTATGCAGAAATATTAGTTCTAGGAAATTTGTTGACAAAGAATTTTTTTACAATGGAAGTGTAATTTGCATAAAAATGTACGATAATTCTTATGATGCTCATGGAAAAGAAATTGGATGTTATAATGACTATGACTCCCTATTTAGACTGCTAAATGATGACATAGGCAATAATAATGCTCTTGTCGCAAACGTTCGCCGCACTCTTGCCCCAATAATAAAAAGAGTAAGTGATATTGAAATTTCAGGGCTATTTTATCGAGTTACCAAACGTGCAATTGCAATGAAAAAAGATGTTACAAAATACAACTTTAATATAATTTTGGGCTTTTTCGGGTACGGAACAAATCGTAGGGGATTGTTTACCGAGTATCTAATTTATAAAGACCAAATGTTAGATAAGTAATATTGAGTAATTGCAAACTATAAAAAATAAAAGTATTGTATCATCTCTTCCGATAATACAATACTTTTATTTTTGTTACTAAAAATATTAATATTTTGTAAACTATACAATATTGCTATTGACAACTATTAATTAGTGAATTATAATATAGTTACACTATTAAACGAGTATATATCTATATGTACTCACCATTAAACGAGTACACTTGAAACAAGTACACTTGTCACTGTGGTGGAATAGGTATACACAAGGAACTTAAAATTCCTCGGAAAAATCCATGCGAGTTCGAGTCTCGTCAGTGACACCAGTACAGTTTGCCAATACTGTACAAAGTAAATTGGCATAGCAGGTACAGAGCTTATCCCACCATAAGGGAATGTAGTGTGATACCTGCACTTGCAACTTTAGCTCAGTTGGTAGAGCATTTGACTTTTAATCAAAGGGTCAGGGGTTCAAATCCCCTAAGTTGCACCAAGTCGGTTACGGTTGCCGGCAACGATAACGGTTCATCAATTAGTTGATTACAAATTACAAACTGATTTGTAAAGGCAGGTGAATAAAAAGCACTGTGAAAGCAGTGCTAATATTGGACTATAGCCAAGTGGTAAGGCAGCGGACTTTGACTCCGTTATTCCGCTGGTTCGAATCCAGCTAGTCCAACCAAAAATATTTTGTAACTTATTCTAGGTTACAGATATAAAGTAACGTAAAAATGAAATAATAGCTTTGTTCAGGAGGACAGAATGAGAATATGAGATTTGGTGGATATAAAATAGGAGATAAGATAATCTACACAAATTCTTTTACAAAACCTACATTAGGTAAAGTTGTTTATTATATAAATGGCAATTATCTTGTAGACCTTTCTGATAATACAAGAAGATGGGCAACAGATAGAGAATTGAAGAGATATGGCGAAAAGAATGACTATCTTAATGTTGTTAATAAATATGTAAAAGGAAGAAAATATAGATGTATTAAAGATTATATTTTTGATGACTCTATTTCTGAGGGTGCTTTTATAGAAACAATACCAACAAATACTGAATTTACTATTGACATACTCTTTTCATATACAAAGATTATACCCATTAATGAATATGCAACTATTATTTATGTTGCTTTACGCCCCATTGCTTGGAAACCTAAATATGAAACTAATATATTAGGCGGCACAATAAGCATTGTTTGGGAAGATTTCGTAAAATATTTTGAACTTGTAAAATAGAAGGTAGTTTTAAAATGTTAACAATGGAACAAATAAAGGAAATAGCAAAATTAAATAGGATAGAAATAATTGAAAATGCCACACAAGAAGAACTAGAACAGCAGAGTAAATCCCTTATGCTATCTATTGCAGATATAATTGACAGCGAACATAACCTTTGTAAATACTGTACTTGGAAAAATAGTTGTAAAGGTATTATATCTGAATGTATTATTTGTAATAGCAGTAACGAAGATGATGATTAGTTTTATGCAGAAAGGAATTTAATATAATTGAAGCTATTTGAGTTAATGAAAGAATTATCCACCTATAATAAAAATTCAAATGTACTTATAACAACAAGAGCAAAAGATACAGATGAATATGTTGTTGATATAAGTTCTTTAGAAAACTTAGTTGATTTTGATACTGTAAAAATAAATACAGATTTGTATTGTCATAATTTAGATAACGATAAACAACTTGCGGAAATAAGTAATAAAGATATTGCAAGCATTGTTTGTACTCTTGGATATATTAAAGATTATTTTGAGGATTTTTGCACTCGCAATAAAGATTATCCTTGTTCTTTTTATGTTGACTTTATAGATTTGATAGACAAGCAAATATCTTATCTACAAAATTTAATTAATAATGGAAGTGAAATTAATAATGTGGTTTGAAGGAATGGAAGATATGCTCAAAGAAAACAATAAGGCTGATTTTACAATACATACGAAGCCCTATGAAATAAGTTTAATATGTCCTCATTGTAATACTGAGATTCATGTTGACTGGAATGAGATAGATGAGCCTGAATGTTGGGATAATGGTGATTGGGGAAGTATTTATTGTCCTTGTTGCGGTAAAGAAGTTTCTTTGGGTAATTATGATAGTATTTTTGATGTTTGATTATAGATATTGTAATTAGCAGCCATGCTGTTGACATAGATTTTATTTTTTATTCCGCTCTGAAAAGAGCGTTAAAATACACATTTTATTGTAGAAAAAACAAAGGAGTTGTAAAACAATGAAAGGCTATAAAGTTTTTAAACCCGATTGGACGTGTAGAGGGTTTCAATACTCAGTTGGCAAAACTTTTGAAGAAGATATGACACCTTCATGTTGCAACAGAGGGTTTCATTTTTGCACAGAACTAAAAGATTGCTTTAACTATTATTGTTTTGACCCGCTTAACAAAGTTGCCGAAATCGAAGCCCTTGGCGAAATTGACGCAGAAGCAACTGGTAAGAAACACTGCACTAACAAAATCAAAATTGTCCGTGAAATTTCATGGGAAGAAGTTTTGAAAATGATTAATGTAGGAAAAGCCAACACGGGATTTGGTAACACTGGCAATTATAATAGCGGCAACTATAACAGCGGTCATTGGAATAGTGGCACTCGTAATACTGGTAAGAATAATAGTGGTCATTATAACAGCGGTATTAATAATACTGGTATTTATAATACTGGTAATTATAATGAAGGCAGGTATAACAGTGGCAATCATAATATTGGTGATTACAATACTGGTGATTGTAACAGTGGTAACTGCAACGGTGGTAGTTATAACAGCGGTCATTGGAATAGTGGTAATTGGAACTGTGGTAACTGTAACACTGGAGATTATAACAGTGGAGATTTTAACAAAACTAACTTTTCAAATGGTTGCTTTAATACCAAAAAATCAAAAATTTTAATGTTCAATAAGTCTTCTGATTGGAGTATTGAAGATTGGCGTTGTTCAAAAGCAAAAAGGCTATTAGATACTATTTCATACAATGCTCTTCAATGGGTTTATTCTGATAAAATGACCGAAGAAGAAAAGGAACAGCATCCTAAGTATAAAACAGTAGGTGGTTATCTGAAAGAACTTGACAAATCTGAATGTGGTCAACTTTGGTGGGATAATCTTTTAGATTGCAACAAGAATGTTATCAAATCCCTTCCAAACTTCGATGCAAAAATTTTTAAAGAAATCACAGGTATTGATATAAGCAAAGGAGTCTAATAAGCATGAATAAAAGAAAGTTTAAAATTGGAGAACTTTATCGAGTTGGTTTAGATAGTTTCGGTAATAGAATGACCGAAACTGGAAACGTAATAAGGATTAAAACAATAGAGTATGTAAACAACAAGAAAATGGTTGGATACCAAACAATTAAGCCAAATGGTGGCGATAGTATGTTTTATATTTATAGCAATTTTGCTAATTGTTTAAAGAAAATATCGTCTGATATTGACCGTGAAATTCAGATTACTTTCCACGATAAGACAACAGTTGCGAAGTTAAAAGAATACGGCAAAGTGATAAATGTTGGTGTTTCAAAGTGCTGTCCTGACGATACATACAAAGAGTATATTGGTGCTGGTTATGCTTTGGCTAGAATATATTTTCCTGATTTTGAACTTAACGATAATAGTAAAGCAAAAGCAAACAAAGAAGAAAAGTTTAGTTGTAAGTGTGACAAGCAATTTTCACACTCTGACATAAGCGAGGCAATATGTAATCTAATCCATAGATATGATATTGCCAACACATGGGTAGCAGAGTCACTGAATAATTTCGGAATTGCGTTACATGAAGAACTTGACAACATGAAGGAGGGCAAGTAATGGAAATATATAATCCAAAGGACGGCAGAAATTGGCACGAGATTAAATATACATTGCAACACGGCAAGTATAAGGGTTGGTTTACTACTGAGGTTGGTGGCACTTGTCGAGGAGCTGATCTTCTTGACCCAGATATTTTTGCCACAATGTGTAGTATTGATATCGTTTCAAGCAACTGCGAATTTGAGGTTGACGAAGATAACGAGAGCTTTTCTTGCAGATTGCACGATGACAATGGCAATGACCTTTTCTTTGATTGTTGTGATGAAGATGATGTGAGGGAAATGTTAGTAACAATAGAAATCATTAACGTTAGATAAATTAAATTTAATGTGTTTTAGAAAGAAGGCATGATAAGATGGTGTGATTTTGAGTTCACAAAATGATAATTTTATTTGACAACAAAATTTGATAAATACATAAAAGGAGAATAAAATGGCTGAAAAGAAAAATAATAAGGGTCTTGGACTTCAGGAAACAAAGGGTAGTTTTCAGATTAGAGGTAAACTGACAGGCTGTGATAAGGACAAGTTCTATACAGAACTGACAACCTCTACAGGCAAGCCAATGAGAATGGTTAATGTCGGTGTAGAAATTGATAAGAATAAGTCTGTATATATAAATCTAAACGGCATGGAAAGAGATGTAGTATACTTCTCTAAGACCGAGGGCAAGGGTAAGGATAGAAAGACAACAACAGAAAAGGTAAAGTGGGCTGACAGATTTACTTTTAACAAAAAGGACTTTAGACCTATTGGAATTAATCTTGGCTTGACAAAGGTGGTTGACTCAATGGGCAAGGAAGGAAATGATAAGAAGATACTTGTTGAATATGATGCTTGTAAGTATATAGCAGATAATGCAAAGGACGGTATGTCCGTATTTGTCAGAGGAAAGAATGAGTTTTCCACCTATCAGGATAGACACCAGACCAGATTTGTTCCGTCACAGATTTCACTTTGCAAGGACGTAGATTTTGACGCAGAAAATTTTAATGTTATTGGCAATTTTGAACAGGTCATTGTATTCATGGGTATTGAGAAGAATGATGAAGGTAACTTCACCGTATCTGCAAAGATTGTAACTTACAATTCTATAGAAGATGCGGAGTTCGTTATTGACAAGAGTAAATCAAAGTTTGCAAGTACTCTAAGAAAGCTCAAGCCATATACAGCTCTTAAAGTCTTTGGCGATATCATGATAGAACATGATATTGAAGAAATTGAAGAAGAAGATGATGACGGTTGGGGCGAAAGCAACCCTATGGATAGAGTGAACAATCCGACAAAGAGAATACTTCTCATTACTGGAGCTGATAAGGATAGCGTAGATACAGAACTTTATTCAGAGGAAATTATTGATAAGGCTATCGCAAAGACAAAGGCTACCGAAAACGCAAATAAGGACTTTGGCTCTGATGATAATGATTGGGGTTCTGTTTCAGATAATGATCTGACAGACGAGGACGATGAGTGGTAACAATTTACCACTCATCATTATTAACAACGAAACGATAATATAAAAGGAGATAAAAAAATATGGCTAGAGCAAGAAAAGCAGCACAGACACAGAGTAAGCTTCAGATGATACTTTTTGGAGAAGAAGGTACGGGCAAGTCAACGCTTGCCTTGCAGCTTGCCTACTTTAAAAGACCTGACGGCAAGCCATTTAGAGTTCTTTACATAGATAATGAGAACGGCTCTATTGATGATTTTATCGGTGGACTTGAAGCTGATGGCATTAACACTGAGAATATTTATATTGTGTACACTCAATCCCTGGGTGAAACAAGAGAATACATAAATAAGGTTAAGAACAAGGAAGATTTTCACGTTCTCGATGACGAGGGCAACGAAACAGACGAGATTGTACTTGATGGAGACGGTGAGCCATTCAGAGCTGATGCTATTGTAGTTGATGGTACAACTATTCTTAACTTAACAACTAAACAGGCACTTGTGGAGCTGTCTAAAAAGAGAAATGGTGTTAAGGCAAAGAAGAAAGAGCTTATTGGTGATGAAAAACTTGTTGCCATTGAAAATGCAGGATTGGAACTTCGTGATTATCAGACAATCAACTTTAAGGGTCAGGACTTGATACTTGACCTTATGTCCTGCGGAGCGCACTTTATTGTGACCGCAAGGGAAACTGATGAAAAGGTTTCAGTAAAGGGTGATGATGGTAAGATTACAAGTGTTGCAACAGGTAGAAAAATTCCTGATGGCTTTAAGCAGATGAATTATAATGTTAAAACTGTTGTTAGAATGTATATTAACGAGGATAACAATTTCTGTGCTTATATCAGCAAGGACAGGACAGGTGTACACGACAAGGAAACAGTTGAAGATTTGTCACTTGTTGATTGGCAGGTAATTATTGATAGAACAAAGGACAAGAAAGAGTTTTCTGTTAAGAATGATCTCACAAAGGCTGTCGATATTGAGCAGGATATTTATACAAAGGAAGTTATGGGTAAGGTTGGAGAGCCAGTGGATAGCGTTGATGAAAACTCTGCCGAAAATCAGACAACAGAACTTTTGGATAAGATTTCGGCTGTCATGAAAGGTCTTAATCCTGTCGGTAAGACAAAGGCAAAGGAAGCTCTTTCTGTCGAAAGTCTGCCTGTTAAGTCAACAGAAATGAAGAAAATTACAGATATTAAGACTCTTGAAAGGGTTCTTGAAGTTATTTCTAAGATTTAATTTTTTATAAATGAAGCAGTGAGGGTTATTCCCTCACTTGCCTTTATTTAGTTATTTTGATTAAGGCGGTGAAATACTTGGCAAAAAGAAGAACAAAAGAACAGATAGAGAAAGACAAACAGGACAAAAAAACAAGAATACAATTTACAGATTGGCTATATAAACAATATGATATTTCATTCTTGCCAAAATATTTTTTTATAAATCTTGACAAGGTATATAAAGGCACTTACAAGAATTTGAATAAACCTGTTCCTGTCGAAGATTTATGGGATATGTGGCGAAAGAAAATGTCATTTCTTCGTAAAGTACACGAATTTAATACTCGTAAAGGTAAAAAAATCGAAGGTGCAGCGTTAGTTACATATGATCTCGCGATTATCCTATCTAAATATGATGGTTATTTGAAATGGAAAGAAGAACAGGCATTGGCTAAAACAGGTACAAGCGAAGAACAAGTTAATATAGATTATGAAAAAATTGCAACATCAAAATTTCCCAAAGAACGTGATAACAATAATGATAGCCTTAATATTGACAGCATTATTGATGAAATTTAGGTAGGTGACAAACATGGATATTATAACAAACGTTCCTACCGAAGTTCTATTTGTGGGTTGTATTTACAAACAGCCTGATTTGCTTGTAAATTACGGACAATATATACGTAGTAAATACGATTTTTCAGATGAAGTTACACGATTTTTTTATGACTCAGCCGAAATCATATACAAAACCAGGACACAAACATTCAATAAAACTACTATTTTAACCTATTTTTCAGAAGAGCCTGAAAGACTTTCTTTGTATAAAAAGTATGGTGGTTGGAAAACTCTTGACAGTTGGATGAAAATTGCTATAACTGATGACATTGGTAAGTATCAAGAAATCATTAAAAAGTATTCTTTGTTGAGAGAGTATCAAAGAAATGGTTTTGATATTACAAAAATTGTAGAGCATAAGAAATTTGAACAGTTTACGGCTTCTGACATCTACAGATTAATTAGAGGTAAAGCAGATAGAATACATACGGTGATCTTGACAAACCAAGAAGCCGAAATTCTGAATAGTCATATTAAGCAATCGCTTATTGCGTGTATGGAAAAGCCTGATTTGGGGGTATCACTCCCCTTTCCCATTTTAAATGATATATTCAGAGGGTGTAAATTAGGCTCGACAATGGCTATAGGAATGCTTTCTAACGCAGGAAAATCACGATTTATGACAAAAATCATTGCATATTTAACGCTTGTAAAGCATGAAAGAGTCTTTGTTATGCTTAATGAAATGGGTGTTGACGATCTTAGAAAGTGCTTAATTACAACGTGTATAAACAATGCTGAGTTTCAAAAGTTACACGGCATCAAGTTAAAGAAGCCTGAAAAGGAATTAACACTTGGTTTGTACAAGGATAAATCAGGTGAATATATATATCAGAAAACAGACGATTGGGGAGAGTTAACAGAAACTTTGCAAGAGTACATTCAAAGGGTCGCTGAAAATTCAGAGGAATATGTAAAAATAATGAAAATTGCTGAATGGATTGAAACAGAAACTAATGAACTTATTCTCGTTAAGGATATGGCTGGTGGTTATGACGATAAGACACTAGAGTTTGAAATAAGAAAAGCCAATCTAACTCATGGTGCGAAATACTTCTTTTACGATACCTGCAAGCAAGATACACAAGCTACAGGAGATTGGGCGGCTTTAAAAGCAACAGTAACAAAACTCACTGATTTAGCAAAGCAACTAAATATGTTTGGCTATCTTTCAATTCAGCTTACAGACGATACGGAGTTTTGTAAACCTGACGAGCTTAATTCTAATAATATTGCTAATGCAAAACAGTTAAAGCATATTATATGGACTATGACACTGTTTAAAGAAATATCTGTTGGTGACTTTCATAAATATCGTTATGTTCAGCATGATGCTGAATGGGGTAAAGATGTTGAATGTGAACTTAAAGTTGGTAAGAGGTATTATGTGGGCAATGTAGACAAAAACAGATTTGGCTGTAAAAAGAAAGTTGTATTTGAAGTTGACCTAGATTTGAACACTTGGTATGAAGTCGGAGAACTGAGAAGAAAGTGAGGATAAAATGGATATTTCTGTCCTCAAAGAAAAGATACTAGAGAACAATTATGTTCCTGTCATACTTGACGAAATAGGTTGTCACCATATTTCCTGTAAAGCAGGTTATGTTCAGTGCGGCAATCCTGATGGCGATAATCAAGGGGCGATCACTGTTTATCTCAATGAAGGTCTTTTAACTGTTGACTACACACGAGAAATACATAGTAGTTCAAACTTAGATACAATAGATATTTTTGACCTTGTGCAATTTTTTTGCAGTTGTACGTTTTATGAAGCTGTTCGCAAAGTTTGTAATTGGTGCGGTATTGACTATTATAAAGACGAATATAATGATTTGCCTGAAAGCTTAAAGTTCACGAAATTTATTTCTGAAATGGCAGATGATGAGTCTAATTACGAAGAAATGCAACCTTTAAAGCCCATTAAGGAAAATGTTTTATCGTACTACTTCCCTGCCGTTAATGATTATTTCTTAAAAGATAACATCTCGTATGATACTCAAATGCTGTTTGAAATAGGTTATGACGATGTTTCCAATCGAATTACAATTCCTGTAAGAGATGAAATGGGAACATTAGTCGGTGTTAAGGGTAGGCTATTTTTAAAGCAAGAAGAAATGACAGAAGAAGAGCAAAGAGTTAAGTATATATATTTGGAGCGTTGTAACAGAGCTAGAATATTATATGGACTTTATTTATCCGAAAAATATATAGCTCGGACAGGCTACGTTTATGTGGTGGAAGCTGAAAAAGGTGTTATGCAACTTTGGAATATGGGAATAAAGAATTGTGTAGCAACTTGTGGTAAAAAAATAAGCCAATATCAAATAAATATGCTGACAAGGCTGAGTTCTCATATTATATTTTGTTTTGACAAGGACGTAACCATAGACGAGTTAAACGATATAGCTGACAAATTTCTGGATTGTATTCAAATCAGTGCTATTGTTGACACTGATAATTTACTTGAAGAAAAAGAAAGTCCAACAGATAATTCCAATAAGTTTAAACAGTTGATTACCAAATATACGCAAGTTATAAAGAATGGGAAGTGAAACAACAAAACATGAATTATAAAATAATAGGTAATAATGATTATTGCCATATTCCAATATCTATTTTTACTAATAGGGGAATAACTAACGTTAGTGAATACACTCATTTAACCGATAACGTATTAATTTCTTATGATAATCTTGATAATATTAATGAAGCGGTTCAAATGCTAGATAAACACATTAAAAGCAATAGTAAAATAGCGATTATTGTTGATTGTGATGTTGACGGTCAGTGCAGTGCTGCTATGATGTATTCTTATCTGAAACGGCTTAACAAAGAAATTGATATTACATATCTGATACATTCTGGAAAGCAACATGGTATTTCTTCTGAGATAGAAATACCTGAAAGCACAAAATTGTTGATTGTTCCCGATGCAGGGAGTAATGATACTGAACAATGTAAGCAGTTGGCAAAACAAGGTATTGATATACTTGTTCTCGATCATCATGATATTGAAAAAACAAACCCATATGCGGTTATAGTGAACAATCAGTGCAGTTCAGAATACTCTAATAAAGAATTATGCGGTGCAGGAGTAGTCTATAAATTTCTACAGGCACTTGATGATTATTATTGGAGCGATTATGCCGATGACTACCTTGACCTTGTGGCATTGGCTAATATTTCTGACATTATGGATTTACGTTCTTTTGAAACAAAAAGGCTTATTGATAAAGGTCTTTATAATGTCACAAATAAATGCTTTGAAGAATTTATTAATGCTCAAAATTATTCCATGAAAGGTAAGGTCAATCCTCATACTATTGCATTTTGCATTACTTCTCTGATAAATGCCATGTGTAGAGTCGGTGACATGGAAGAAAAGGACTTGCTTTTCAGAGCGTTTATCGAGCAGGACGAAGAAGAATTTGAATACAAAAAACGTGGCGAAACTGAAAATACAAAAGAAAATATTTATCAAAGAGCCGTAAGACTCTGTAAAAACGCCAAATCAAGACAGGATAATCAGGTGAAAAAGTTGCTTCCTGCGTTAAGGAAAAGCGTAGCTAATGACGAAAATACAGTTTTATTCTTAAAAGGTAACAATATCCCAAGTGTATTTTCTGGATTAATAGCCATGAAAATGGCTAGTTATGCGAAAAAACCTTGCTTAATACTCCGCAAATATGAAGAAAATAATATATATAGAGGGTCTGCTAGAAACTTTGATAACAGCTATGTGCTAGATTTAAAGGCTGAGTTGCTTAAAACAGATTTGTTTAATTGGTGTCAGGGTCACGCAAATGCTTTCGGTTTTGAGATAAAAGCTGAGAACGTGGCTGAAGCTATTAAAGTTTTAAATAAAAATATTAATTCAGACAATCCTTTACCAATAGATTTTTGCTTTGATTATGACGAATTTAATATTGGAATGATTTCCGATGTTACATCACTGGAGAATTGTTACGGTACAGGAATCAAAGAGCCATTATTTGTCATTAATAATATAGTTTTGGAGCATAACCAAGGCGTTGTCATGGGTAAAAATGAAGATACATGGAAGTTTATTACTGATGATAACATTGCAATAATTAAGTTTTGTAATCCTAGTGACGATAAAGTATTAGACTTTTTGAACGGATATGATGATGAAATTTGTATTAATGCTCTATGCCAGCTCAATGTTTCTGAGTACAAGGGTGTAATTACCCCTCAGATAGTTATTTTAAAATACGAGGAGGCTAAAAATGTATAGTTCTTTGCATGACCATACCATGTATTCGTTATTGGACGGCTATGGCACACCAAAAGAAATGCTCGAGCAATGTCGAAAAGTCGGTATTAAAGCATACGCAGTTACGGAACATGGCAACCAATATTCATGGATATATTTCGATCAACTATCTAAAGAATATCCTGATATTAAGCTGATATATGGTGTAGAGCTGTATGAATGTTTCGATACGGCTGTAAAAGATAAAAACAATAAGTATTTTCATCTTATCGCTCTCGCAAAAAATGAAAATGGCAGAAAGGCTTTAAATAAAATTATCACTAAGTCAAATCTTGAAAATTTTTATTTTAAGCCTAGAGTACAGATTTCAGATATTGCTCCGTATGCAGAAGATTTAATTATTTGTTCTGCTTGTTTAGCTTCAAAATTAGCTAAAGAAGGTGATTTTAACACTTGTGTTAAATATATTGAAGAATACAAATCGTCATTTCCTAATTTCTATTTGGAAATGCAATCTCATAAATCAGAGGATCAGGCTAATTATAATAAGAAGATTTTGAAACTATCTGAGGCAACAAACACACCATACATAATTACTACAGATAGCCACGCGGCCACAAAGGAAGATTTATATTATCAAGGTAGACACGTTCAAATAGCCCACGACACTGAAACAATGTCAGAGAGTTATGAGGGCTGTTATCTGCAAAGTGAAGAAGAAATTCATGCAACTATGGATAAACAAATTGGTGCAGATAACGTTATAAAAGGTTTAAATCAGACTAATGCTTTAGCTGATATGATAGAAGAAGTACATATGCCTTTTCAAGACCCACAGTTACCGACATATCCCCTGCCAAGTGGATATAAGTCTAATAATGAATTTCTTTTGTATCTTATTGATGAGGGGTGGAAAACTAGAAATTTTGACAAACTTTCTAAAGAAGAACAGAAAATAATGAAAGACCGACTTGATTATGAAATGGGAATTATTCATCAAATGAATTTTGACGGTTATTTCATTATTGTATGGGACTTTATAAATTATGCGAAAACTCATGGGGTTAAAATAGGTTCAGGACGTGGCTCTGGAGCAGGAAGTCTTGTGTGTTACACAATAGGTATAACTGACCTAAACCCTATTAAATATGGATTGATTTTTGAGCGTAGATAGGTTGCACTCGTTAAATTCCGTTAATTCGGTATCAGCAAACTAAGACTTCTCATTGAGAGCAAACCGATAATGAGATAAGACCATAGACGAATAAGCTGACTAAGAAACCCTAAACCTATAACTAGGTGAGATAAAGGGAATACCGAGCCAAATCTTTTAGTGATAAAAGAAAGTGTGTAACGACTAGGAAATGAGACTTTAGAGCCAATAATTTCCCACGAAGACGGAATAAAAACTTTAAATAAATAAATGAAGTTTGAAAAATATAGTCTAAACTGGGTTGGAAGTAACCAACAGATGAAAATGAGGGAAACCTCCAGAGCATAGGATAAAGAGCCTATGGTTAATAACAAATTGTTCCTCAATCCAGAAAGAGTTTCAATGCCAGATTGATTTTCGGTCGAGCATATGGGAAACCATATGTGTTAAGTGTGGTGAACCTATAACATATAGGGTGTTAATTAAACAATTATTATAATTGTAACCGCAGGAAATGGCGGTGTGTTAATTAGCTAACAGGGAATATCTAAGTCGTTCTGTCTGACGATATGACAATCCTGTGCGAAGTTGTATTTTATGATTTAATAAAGGGAATAACACTTATTAAATCATAAGTACAAAACGTCAAACGACTAGCTCAAAGGAGCGTAGGGTCAGGTGAAATTCTTGGCTCGAAGTGCCACACACCTAAACGTATTGTTAAAACTGTAATACGCATGGTGAAGATATAGTCTATTCCTTGCAGAAATGCAAGGTAGCAAAGTTGGATATTGATGTTTCAGACAGACCTACAGTAATAAATTATCTCATTGACAAATATGGTGAAAATCGTGTTTGTCAGATTATAAACTTCTCGTATATAACGCCTGTTGTTGCCATAAAAGATGTTGGCAAGATACTAGGTTTTAAATACGGTGAAATGGATAAACTGTCCAAAAAGTTTTCGTATAATACATTTCAAGAGTGTATTGACAACAATCTAAACTATTTATCCGAACACCCTGAATACAGTGAATTGCTTGATATAGCAGGCAAGTTAAGTGGTAGAGTTAAAACAGTTAGTTGTCATGCAGGCGGTGTCGGTATTGTTGATACTGATATTAGTGACTATATGGCAATGAAACTAGGTTCTGACGGTGAACACGTCATTCAAGTTGATAAAAGGCTGGTCGAGCAAATAGGTATCATTAAATTTGACATTTTGGGTGTACAAACTTTAAAAATGGTGCAGGAAATTCAAAATGATCTGCACTTATCTGAGTACGATATAAATATCAACAACCCAAAATTTGAAAATGATAGAAGTCCATTTGAACTGTTAAACAAAGCATTGACGAATGGTGTTTTTCAGGTAGAAAGTGCAGGTATGAAAGACTTGCTACTCAGATTACAGGCAACTAACATGGAAGATTTGTCGGCTGTTTTGGCATTGTATAGACCTGATTCAATGGGAGCTTTGGAGGAGTTTATTAAATGCAAGCATGATCCCTCACTTGTCACTTACATACACCCTGATATGAAGCCTATTTTGGAAAGCACTTACGGTCAGTGTATTTATCAGGAACAGATCATGGAAATAGTGCGCGTTTTTGGTGGTAGAAGTTATGGTGGTAGCGACAAGTACCGCAAAGCTATCGGTAAAAAGATGCCTGAATTAGTTAAAGAAGAGTCTAGAAAACTATATCAAGAAATTATTGATAACGGATACGATGAAAATGTAGCAAAAGCTATTAGTGAAGAACTTGCTGCCAAGGGTGGGTATTGCTTCAACAAATCGCATAGTTATAGCTACGCTGTCCTATGCTTTCAAACTGCTTATCTAAAAATAAATTATCCTATTTATTTTTTCAAAGCACTATTTAATTTGAACAAAGATAAGGCAGGAATGGTGAACAAATATATAGTAGACTCTAAACAGTTTGGGGTATCTGTATTGCCACCTCATATCAATAAATCACAAGTCGATTTTTCTATTTACGATAATAATGTTATGTTTGGTTTTTCTGCGATTACAGGCATTGGTGAACGAATTGCCCAAGAGATTGTTATTGAGCGTGAGAAGAACGGCAAGTATAAAAACCTTCAAGACTTGTTATCAAGAACAACACTGACAAAAACTCAGATTATTAACTTAATGAAGTCAGGTGCAATACCTACGAAAGATAAAAAGAGTTGTTTGTTAAAGTATTTAAAGTCATTGTATAAACCATTAGAGTATAAAGAATTGTCTAAGTTACCAACATATAACAAACTTATTATTGACTATGATATTGATATTGAAAAATATCGCATTGGTAATGGTAAGTATGACTATGACAAAGATCTGTTACTCACTCTTGTGAATCAGAAAAAGAAAGAAAAGTTTGACCTACAGCAAGAAGATAGGTTGAAACAATTTCTTTTAACCAATAACAAATATCTTGAAAACGCTGATTTTTGGGAGTTTGAAGCATTACAGATATTTATACACAATAACCCATTTGAAGAAGCACTTCCCTATTTAACAACAGCATTTGAAGCCGTTGAGAATGATAATGATTGCGTTATTGTAGGTGTTATTTCCAGAGTACAAAAGAAAAAGGACAGAAATAAAAAACCATTTGCTTTTGTGAATATTTACTCCACTTTCGGTATCATAGAGGGTGTTCTTTGGAATAGTCAACTTGTACAGTATGAAGATTTAGTCAAGAAAGGCTCTCAGATTGCTATTAAATGCAGAAAAACAGACGAAGATAAAGTTACAATACAGGCTATGCGACCATATGCTGAGTGGCTTTCAGAAAGGAAGAAAAGACATGACAGAAAAAACATTTAAGTTTAAAATCGTTCCTCAACAGGAGCGATTTTATAACGAAAATAGCAATTGGGGAGTGTATACATTCACAACAACTTCTGATGACATTCCATATTTTTATGATTGTTATGACGATCCCTTTGGTGACAATCCAAGGCAGTTAAAAGGTAGTACATTGGCAGGTAAAATGCAACGCTTGACAATCGGTGTCGAGTACAATGCCGAGGTCACTTGCTCTTTTAATAGCAAATATAACTCGTATCAATATACACCAATCTCCATTACTGCAAATGTGCCTAAGACCAAAGAACAGCAAATAGCATATTTGCAAACTCAAGTCACAGAGCTACAAGCAAAAAACATTTTAGCTGTCTACCCAAATGTAATTGATGATGTTATTCATAACAAAGAAATTGATTTTACAAAAATTAAGGGTATAGGCGAAAAGACTTGGAATAGGATAAAAGACAATATATTGAATAACTATGTTATTTCAGATATTCTTATCATGCTTCAGCCGTTGGGTGTAACATATGCCATGATAAGTAAATTGATCTCCAATGAACCTAACCCTCAACTATTAAAGGAAAAGTTACTTGAAAATCCTTACATCATGACAGAAATTCGTGGTTTGGGTTTTAAGAGAGTCGATGATTTGGCGTTGAAGTTAAATCCAAATATCAGAATATCAACCAAAAGAGTTGTGGCATTTGTTAAGTATTATCTTGAGAGCGTTGGAAACAATGACGGTCATTCATATGTGCTAGAGTCAGCATTGGATAGTGCAATAAGAGATAACATAAACGATTGTTATGAAACATACGAGAATTTTAAATCCACACAAAAGCAACATGAGATATTTCTACATTTTAAAGAAAATAAGGTAGGGCTATTACGCCAATATAAAACTGAAATATCTATTTTGGATATTCTAAAAAATCTCAATGAACAAGAAACAGACTATAAGATTAACATTGAAAAGGGTATCTCAGAAGCAGAAAGAGAACAAGGTTTTTGCTATACAGACGAACAAAAACAAGAGATATATAAGGCTTGCAACAGCCCTGTAGTGCTTATAACAGGTAGAGCAGGAACAGGTAAAAGCTCAATTTTAAGAGGGCTCACAAAGATATATAAAAGCTATTCTATATCAGCTTGTGCTTTGTCTGCTAAAGCTGCGATTAGAATAACCGAGGCAACAGGTTTATTTGCAAGTACAATTCATAGGTTGCTTGGTTTTAACAAGACAGGTTTTGTTTATAACTCTGACAATAGATTGCCTAGTGATATTATCGTACTTGACGAAGCTTCAATGGTTAATTCGTCATTATTTTATAGCTTGGTTTCTGCTATAAAAGAGGGTGCAAAAGTAATTATTGTAGGTGATGACGGTCAGTTACCACCAATAGGCTGTGGCAATATCTTTCATGATTTGCTTAATTGTAATGCGTTTACTTGTTGTAAACTGACTAAGATTTTAAGACAGGCTCAAAAGTCAGGCATTATTTCGGACTCAGTTAAAATTAGAAATGGAGAAAACCCATTGCCTGAACCAAAACTAAAAGTTGTTACTGGCGAACTACAAGACATGACCTATATGTTTAGAGAGAGCCGTGAAGGTATGCGTGAATTGGCTATTAAATTGTATACAATGGCAGCTAAGAAAGACGGCTATGATGAAACGATTATTTTGACACCTTGTAAAAAGGACAGGATAAATAGCTCTTTTGAAATTAACTCTATTTTACAAGATATGATAATTCCACCCGATACTGCACCTGAGATCAGGTATGGTAATAAGACATTTCGTCTTGGGTCGAAAGTTATTCAAAGAACGAATGACTATGATAGAAATGTTTTCAATGGAGAAATGGGTTATATTACAAAAATTGAACAGACAATTAAAGACGGTAAGAAGCAGAATGTTGTTACAATTAAATTTGCCGACAAGGAAATTGATTTCTTACAAAATGATTTAAGTAGTATTGAGTTGGCTTACTGTCTGACTTGCCATTTAACGCAAGGTAGCGGTTTTAAGAATGTTATCGTACTGATCGACAATACCCATTATAAACTGCTCGATCGCTGTATGCTTTATACTGCGATTACCAGAGCTAAAACAAAATGTGCATTGATTGCCGAGCCTAGTGCTTTTCAGAGATGCTTGAAAATGCAGGCTTCACAAAGAAATACTTGGTTAAGCTTATTGGGCGGTTAATATATAATTAACAAGTTTATCTAGCAAACTTTGTATACTTTGCCATATTGACAACTATTAATTAGTGCATTATAATATGAGTATACCATTAAACGAGTACACTTGAGTATATACCTATTATTAATTAAGTGCGTTTTATATGCACTCACTATCATTCGAGTACGCTTGTTAGAGATAGAGAGGGTGATGATATTGGCACAAAAGATAAAAGCTTTGTTTTTTAAGATAAAGAATTTTATAAAGTATAAGAGATAGGAGGAAATATTATGAAAGAAATGATATATAAAGGTTCTGTAGAGAATGAACAAAAGGTTATTGATATGCTTGACGAGGGCATTTACAAGGGTTTTCATTATGCCATAGTTTCTTACGGCACTCACCCTTGTGCTTATGTAGAACTACCTACAGAACACTTATTATATCCTCTTTATGACGAAGATGAACTTGCATATATTGATTGCCACGGTGGAATTACTTATTTCTCTACAACAGGACTTATCAGACCTAGTGATGAAAATCATAGAGATGGACATTGGATAGGTTGGGATTATGCCCATTGTATGGACTATTATTATTCGCCTTATAATTTTGAATTTTTTAATGAAGGTAAGAAATGGACAACCAAAGAAATATTTGAAGATGTTAAGAATGTTATAGAGCAACTTATAAAAAGTTGATTTTATTCAGAAAGGAAATACATATGTCAGAGTTTAAACAAACAATCACTATTGAAACCGAAAGAAAGACTGGCGAAACTATCATAAGAATATCCAATCCAAAATTTACAACCGATGAGCCTACAGTAAGAGGTACAATCGTTGGTGATGTGATAAATAAACCAAGCGAACCAAAAATAACAGATGAACAGAGAACTGTTTTGGAAGGACTTTATTTGTTGGGTTATAGATATTTAGCTTGTGACGATATTCGTAATGCTTTAGTAGCTTACGAAACACGCCCCTGCAAAGCAGAAGCAATATGGTATGGTGGAATACATCCAATTAGTGTCAGCAACATAACAAAGGTATTAAACAATCTTTGTTCTTGGGAAGACAAAAAGCCGACCTCGATTGAGTGGTTGCTAGGCAAAAAAGATAAGAATGAGTAATATAAAAGTTTTCTTTTATTGAGAGAAGGTGAAACCAATATATAAATGTATTTGTGATGTATGCAGAAGTAATGAAGCCAATCAGCATTTTAAGGTTAAAAAACTTAGTGGAGTTTGGACTTGGAAAGGTCATTATGAAGCATCTGAATGGGCTGAGCTTGATATTTGCAATCAATGTTATGAAAAGTTTATTGGAGTAATACACGAAAGAGAAGATAGGGAAAGAATGATGGAAGCGTTTATCGGAAAACCGCACAAAGAAAACAACGACAAATAAAGCTTTTATGGAGGAGAATAGGAAATGAAAGAACTTAAATCCTATAAATGTGATTTTTGCGGAAATGTTTATGAAACAGAATTAGAATGTAAGAAATGTGAAGATTATCATTGTAAACCTATAAAAATTACTAATATGAAATATCCTAAAACTCATAAATATGATAGTTATAATCGTTATCCTGATAGGATTACAGTTATAATGTCTGATGGAGCTGTTGTAGAGTTTTCTAGGAATGGCATATTTAAAAATACTAATACATATTTACAATAGAAAGGTAATGCTTATGATACAACTAATTTTATCTATTACAGCATTTTTATTTTGCCCTTTGGGAGTGCTATTCTTTTTATTAGGTACAGTTAAATCTGCACCTTTAAATACCGAACAAAGATATAAAAGTTTGGTAGTTGCATTTAAACTTGAAATTATAACTTTAATAAGCATAGGTTTAAAATTCATACTGACTAAAATATGTTGATAGGTATTACTTATGAGAGACATAAAAAGACTAGATAACTTTTATAATGAACTAAAGCAGATACATAAAACATATTTTCCTGATTGGAGATTCGGACAACTTATGGGAGGAAGATAAGTTTATAGAGGAACTTAATAAATATGTAGAAACAGTATGTGATACATTTAATAAGCCGTATAAGGAGTAAAACGGAAATGGATAAAGAGATAAGAAAACTTAAATGTAGATGTTGCAAATGGTACGATAATTTTGAAGGCTGTGAGGGTATAGATTGTATAGATTGTGAAGATAGCTTTGAAACATCATTACTGAAATTAAAAGAAGTTGCAGACGAGGAAGATATGTCTGTTACGGACTTACTTAATCTTATTAATTTTGCTTAAATTGTAGGAATGATTTTGTGAGCTGGAAATTAAATAATACAAAAGATACTGAATATGAAAAAACATGAATAAGTAATACATAAAAATTTAGTTTTATTTATAGAAAGAGGTAGAATATGATAACGAAAGAGGATATCCTAAAGGCGGCAGAAATCTGCACAATGGGTGGCGATCATAGTGAACTCTGCCCAAACTGCCCATTAAATGACGAAAAAGCATTTTGTGTGCTTATCTTTGCTAAGTACCTAAAAGAAGCTGAGTACCTAAAAGAAAACGAGCCTAAACCTGTAATAAAAAATATACCTTTGGCAGAAAGCAACACTAACACTATTTATGAAAACGCTAAAATAACTGATGTATCACTGGGAATAGGCGACCATTGTTGTCTTACCTTTTCTATAACTCTTAAAGGCTCAGGCTGGGGAGCTAGTTTTGGCGGTTACAACTTAGCTTTTTTCAATGGAACAACATTTAAAGGTTCTGAAAGTTCCGAAAAGGGGCTTGAAGCACTTACAAGAATTATGGACGTTGTGGGCGTTGCAAAATGGGAAGATATAAAAGGTCGTTATGTTAGAGCAAAACAGGAAGATAGATTAGTTGTCGGAATAGGAAATATCATTGAAGATAAATGGTTTGAACCGAGAGAGTTTTTCAAAGGAGATTGAAAATGAGTAGAAAAAATATACATGACTTGCCAACACGATGTATAGACCCTGTAATGAAGTGTTGTCAGGATTGCACTTGGGGATGTCGTGAATATGGCGGTGACGTGGAATGTTCTGCCGACCTAGCAGGCTGTTGCTTTAAAAGCGGCTGTACTCTCGGTTTCGATCAAGGCAGACCGGAAGACGAACCGACTGAAGAGGAAATGAAAAAGTTTGAAGAATGGTCGGACAAAATGTACGATAAGAGAAAATAATAATTGCAGGAATAGGAGGTTAAAGAATTAAATGAAACTACAAATAAGACAGAATGTTTTTGAAACCAACAGCAGCTCGGTTCATTCGTTTACATTTTGTACAGGTTCAGAATTTGAACAGTGGAAGCATGGAAAACTTATATTTGATGGTTGGGAGAACAAGTTAATTCCTGTTTATGACATGAAACATGATTGTGACGAAGATAGATATTATACTTATAATCAATTTTTTGAAGGCTATGATTTCGAGTATGAAACATTCTGGGATAACTGTACAACACCATCTGGAGATAAAGTTGTTGCTTTTGGCTATTATGGACATGATTAAATAAAAGGAGAATAAAATGAAATTACTGGGTGCTTATAAAAATGGTAACTATGCCACTATGATTTTTGACGATGGTACAAAGGTTCGCAAGACAGACGATAATGTTTTTATTCCAGATCATGCAGAAAACATGGATATAAAAATTACAAATTATTGTGATATGGGTTGTCCGTTCTGTCATGAAGGAAGCACACTTAATGGCTGTCATGCAGATATTCTTAATCAGAAATTTATTGATACGCTTCATGAATATCAAGAAGTTGCAATTGGTGGTGGGGATGCTACAAGTCACCCAGATTTAATTCCATTCCTTCGCAAGCTTAAAAATAAAAAGGTTATTACCAATATGACAGTTAATCAGAAACACTTTGAACAGAAGCAGGAGTTGATTAAATATTTAGTTGACGAAAAGCTGATTTATGGTTTAGGGGTTAGCCTTGTAAATCCGACAACAGAATTTATTGAAATGGTCAAACGTTATCCCAATGCTGTAATTCATGTTATCAACGGAATACTTACAGAAGATGATGTTGCTATGTTGCAGAATAATAATCTAAAAATACTTATACTTGGTTATAAAGAACTTCGTAGAGGTAATGAGTATCTAACTCAGAAATATGCAACTGTTAAATATAATCAGCTATGGCTTTATAATAATCTTGATGTATTGTTTACAAAGTTCAATACAGTAAGTTTTGATAATCTTGCCATTGAGCAGCTTGAAGTAAAAAGACTAATGTCTGAGTCTGAATGGGAGCAATTCTACATGGGTGATGATGGTTCATCAACTTTTTACATTGATATGGTCAATCACCAATTTGCTAGAAGCTCAACTGCTCCAATGAATAAGAGGTATGATCTTCTTGCTTCTGTTGACAATATGTTCAAAATAATTTTAACTGAGAAAACAGGTGAAAAAAGTAAGTCATAATCTACTGCAAGATATTCCTCAGAAAGAAAGAGATCGAATTGTCGATGCCTTTAGTGCTATTCCAAGTGTCTACCATGTGTCAAACGAGGATATGAAGAATGCATTAGAAAAGGCAGACAAGGCAGATGAGGAACTGCAAGAATTTGAGAAGGCGTTTGAAAGTTATTGGAAGGAGAATAGCAAATGTCAAGATATATTGACGCAGAAAAATTAACAGACAGCATATTTGATTGGGATATGACCATGGAAGACCTTTATTATAGCCTGTGCAAACTGGTTGATGATGTACCTACCGCAGACGTACAGGAGGTCAAGCGTGGATACTGGCAGAACAAATATAGAAGTGGCACGACAATTAAAGAGGGTGTTGTATCTTCCTGCTGTGATATGTGGAATAACAGAAAATCGCAGTTCTGCCCGAATTGCGGAGCAAGAATGGACGGTGACAGCAATGACGGATGAGCAATACAAAAGATATAAAGAGATTGAGGAAGAAATAAGACCCATAAAGACATTTTTAAAAGGGTTTTGCACTCGTTCCAGTTCTTGTCCGACTTTATTTTTTACAAAGCCAAAGTTAAAATTTAAAAGAAGGCAGACTTGCGTTCCAGACGTTTGCGAGATTGAAATTTCTTATGCGTTACAAAGTCGAATATTAGAAGTTATTTGGCAGTATATTGACGAGAAAGAAAAGGAACAGAAAGAACTATAAAGGAGGAAATGCAATGAGCGAAACAGTATCAGGCGAGGAGCTTGAAAAGATAAACGACTATGTGAGAGAGCCGCTAACGGAGGACAAGGTCTTTGTTTTCAGGGTGGCGCTTTGTGACAATGACATTGACAGAGATGGTGAAAAGTTTTCATCAGGTGCTTTGAGGAAGCTTGCGGAGCTTTTTAAGGGCAGAACGGGTATTTTCGATCATGATCCTAAAAGCTCAAAGCAGACTGCTAGAAGCAAAAGGGTTAAAAGTAAAATTAGAGAGGAGACATTAATGAAAGAAATTAAATACTCTAAATATTCAAAACAATGGTTTGGAAGAAGGGACAAAATACAAACAGATATTGTACATTTCTATTGCAGGATGTTCCCAATTTTAGCATTAATAATAATATTGTTAAGTGATGGTGAATATAGCAGTACGTTCATTAACATAATTATGGCAATATGTGGTGGGATTATTTGCTTTGGTGCGGTGCTTGGTTCTTTTCTTTGTTACAATCCTAATAGTGATTGTACTTACGAAGAATACATATACAACCGCATAAAGAAGATTAAGCGTAAACAAGATAGAAAATATAGAAAATGGCTAATGTAAAAGCAGGAGATAAACAAAATGGATTGTAATATTCAAAATATAAAATGTGAAATCTGCGGTCGAGTGTTCCACAAAGTCTGCCATGCAGAGCCATATGAGAAAGTATGTGATAATAGTGAATGTTTCCATAAAAAGTTCTGGCTTGAAATTATAAAAGAAAAGGACGAACACGTTATTATTAATGGCATTTGTTATTATTTAGACAAAGATCACCCAATGAGTGATAGTCTTTTTAGGGGATATGGTGGCAGAGGAATTAAAATTAAATTACATACAGGTGAAATTATCGTAACAAATAATTTATGGCACAATGGTGAAGTACCTAAAGAATTTCGAGATAGACTACCTGATAATGCAGAGTTTGTATAATTGTAATAGGAGTTAATTGACGGAAAATGGAGGTAACAAATGTTTGTAACCAAATTGGGTGAAAATTTTATTGAGGGCATAACACTATTTAAAGGGCAATGTAAAGCTTGCAATTCTGAGTTTTATTTTGAGGAAAAAGAAGCCAAAGAATTGTATGAAAAAGGTGAAATCGGTCACTCAGAAGAAGAAATGCTTCGAGTTTCAATGGGTGAGCCTTGTTGGAGAAACGTTTGGAAAAGGCTCTCCTTATGAAGTATCAATTCTTATAACACGTTGTCCTTGCTGTGACGAACTTGTTAAACTAGACCGAGTAACGTGTACACACGAAACATATGCTGAATTGAAAAATAAGCATAGAATTACATTAGAACGTCTTGCGAAATATAACGGAATATATCCTTTGAATTTTAAGTGTCCTAATAGTAGGCTGTCTGTTGATATGAAAAATAGGATTGAAAAGTCAAAAGCGTTAGTAAAAGCATTCGCTAGATCATAAAAAAAGTTGAAAGCAACTAAAATATAAAACCAACATTTTATTAAGAAAATAAGAGATAAAACAAAACGGAACGCTCAGATTAGCTACCTGAGTGAATATGATAATTGCAATTATCTTCCAATGAAGAACAAATTGGAGGGTTTACAAATAGTGAAAACGGAAAAAATAACAGTAAACGAATTATTTAGTGGTATAGGAGCACAAGTTTCAGCATTAGAAAGACTTGGAATACCTTGTGAAATTAAACATACTTCAGATATAGACCATAATGCTGTACTTTCTTATGCTTCTATACATTGTGGACTTACAGAAGAACTTATAAATACATATACTAAATATCCTACAAGAGAAGAAATGGCTAGGCAGCTTACAGAAATTAATCTTGGATATGACTTTCAGAAAAACAAGCCATATAATTGGTACAGATTTGTAAATAGCAAATCAAAAGAGCTTGAAAAATATTGGCTTGCTAATAAGTTTTCAAAAAATTTAGGTGACATTAGTAAACTCGAACATCTTGACTATGCTGATTTTTGGACAATTTCATTTTGTTGTCAGGATATTTCTAATGCTGGCAAGATGAAAGGGTTTAAATTGGGCAGTAATACAAGAAGTTCTTTACTTTGGGATAATATTAAGTTGCTTAAACAGGCAGTGGATTCTAATAACGCTCCTAAGTATGTAATGTTTGAAAATGTTAAAAATTTAGTAAGTAGGAAATTTATATCTGATTTTAATGATTTGCTGGATGTCCTTAATGAACTTGGCTACAATACATATTGGAAAGTTTTAAATGCTAAAGATTATGGTATTCCTCAAAATAGAGAAAGAGTATTTGCAATAAGTATTCGCAAAGATATTGATGATGGCAAATTTGAATTTCCGCAGCCTTTTGATAACGGAGTCAGACTTAAAGATGTACTTGAAGATAATGTAGACGAAAAGTATTATTTAAGTGAAGATATACAAAATAGACTTATCATTACTGACAAAACATTGACTAAGAATATTATTGGAACTACTAAACCTAGTTTTAGAACCATAGGACAACGTGATGTAGTGTATTCTGAAAATTCTATTATGGGTACTTTAGTTGCAACAGATTATAAACAGCCTAAACAAATTCTTGAAACTAATCGTTGTGTTAAAGTTGGAGACTTAAATTATTATCCATATGAAACATCGAACAGAGTTTATTCAAAAGAGGGAATAAGTCCAACATTGACTACAATGCAGGGTGGTAACACCGAACCTAAAATAGCAGAGCCAATAGCCTATGTGAAAGAAGCAACCAAGAAAGGCTATGCAGAAATTTATGAAGGTGACAGTGTAAATCTGGAGCAACCTAATTCTAAGACAAGAAGAGGTAGGGTCGGAAAGGGTTGTGCACAAACATTGACTACAAGTTGCAACCAAGCTGTAATTGAACCCGATGTCAAAAGCTTTAGAGTTCGTAAATTAACTCCTAGAGAATGTTATAGGCTTATGGGATTTACTGATGAACAATTCGATAAATCACAAGCTTTTAGTTCTGACAGTCAACTTTATAAACAGGCAGGTAACTCTATTGTGGTTGATGTACTTTATTACATATTTGGGAAGCTGTTCGGGGTTGATACTGAAATTAGAAAGGAAACAAAATGTTAAATAATGCTTGGAATACTCTCTTGAAATGTACATGGGTGGCTTGCTTTGACACCCATAATTTTCAGGAAGGGAAAATATACGAAGTAAAAAATGGCAGACTAATAGACGGTCATGGCAGAAAAAGTTGTAATACATATGACAATGTTTACGATATTAATGACAGCTTTTATGCCAGATTTAAAGAAGTGAAGGAGTGAGTAAAAACATGGCAAGTGAGATACGAAATGATTGTGTGGGTTGCACGGCTCTTGGACTTCCCTGCCGTCATTGTTATATGGGTCGAGATTATCGTGTTTTAATATGTGACAAGTGTGGAACTGAGGTTGATATGCTTTATATTATTGATAATGACTCGGAAGAACTTTGCAGCGAATGTGCCAAAGAAAAGGCTATTGAATACTTGTCAAATCATAATATGGACGTTGACGATTTGTGTGAGTACAATGATATTCCTTGTGAAAAAATGAACGGAGAAGATTATTATAACAAATATTGCTATTGTGATGATGAGGAATAAATACATATGAATAAAAAGAAAGACGAGACAACAAAACAAATAATACAGCTTATAGTTGCTGTTTGCGTAATAGTTATCGGTTTTGGAGTTGTAAAAGTTATTGGTATTAACGAAGATTACAAGCACAATTTTGAAAGAAACAAAGCCGAAAATTCAACAGTTGATACAATTACCACTACCACAAACACTATAACTAAAAATACAAAAGCTAGATCGGTAGAAAATAAAAAAATTACAGTAAAAGCAAATACTAAATCTACTACAACCACCAAAGAAACAAGAGCTACAAAGCCGTATAGCCATAAAATAACCGAAACTACAACGATAGTTACCAAGTCTGAAGCAGAGCCAGAAATAGAACTTGTTTCTTATAATATTCCAACAGGTGATACTTCATTTCACGGCTATATGGATTATGCTTGTATTACGGACACCAACTCTCTGCAATATCAATTACAACTGAATTGTTGGACGGATAGTCAGGGAATACGCAGACAAGGTGACGATGTTTGTATTGCTTTGGGAAGCTATTACGGTACAGAAATAGGTACACGCTATCTAATTACAACCGACATGGGTAATTCATTCACCGCTGTTTTAGCCGATTGTAAAGCTGATATTCATACTGACTATAATAATCAGTACCGAGATACAGGCAATGGTTTTAAAAATGTGGTTGAATTTATAGTTGATACATATGCACTTGACCCTGATGTTATGAGTAGTGGCAACATTGGTACTTATAGTAATTATTCTGGTAATATTGTATCAATTCAGAAAATTAATTAGAAAAGAGGTGAATTTAAAAATTGGCATACGATAAAAAAGCAGGAAAAAGAAAGCGTTTAGCTAGAGAGGAGGAAAACAGGCAGCTAAAACGCTACAAGTCAGAGTGTAGAGAACTAGATACATATTTTATGAGTGAGGATGAACTCATTCGAGCTAAAGAAAGACAGAAGATAACAAAAGCTAGAAATAAAGCAATCGTACAAAGAGCTTATATGATTGCCATGGCAACAAATTAAACAAAGAAAGGACAGATGAAAATGGTAACGGAGTATACAGCATATAAAATTAGATTTACTACAGTAAAAGAAGTACAGCAGTTTATTAGACTTGCAAATATGGTTGATTATAACATAGACCTAAAGCAGAGTCATTATTGCGTAAATGCAAGTAGTATAGTGGGCATATTCGCACTTGACCTTGAAAACGAGGTAATAATGTTTGTGCCAACAGAACATGAAAAGAACGCAGAAGAAATATTTGCAGAATTTATTATAAAGTAGAGGAAAAGACGATGATAAAAATTGAAAATGTTGAAGTAATTGGCTGGGAGGCAGCCATCAGAGGTATGCGTAATCCTATGAACTCTTGGGAGAAGAGTGATAGTGGTACTTGTGGCTATCCTCATCATATTGGATGCGCTAATTGTCCGGATCATAAAATATGTAATCATCCTTTTCGTAATGACGGAGTCTTTAAATTAGGTAAAGCCGATTACGAACTCGTTATGAAACTCGTTAAGGCAGGCACAGACCACCGTAAGTTTATGCGTATGATTGCGGTGTATGCTGACATTACAGCACCACTGTATTGGTGGGCTGAATATGATACATACAAGGTCGGAACAGTTAGAAATAGTTGTTCAAAAATGCACAAACTATTATCAAAGCCTTTTGAAATGAATGACTTTAGTTTTGACAAGTTACCAGGATATAAAAACGAGGTTAAGCAATTCAAACCTGATTTTGATGAAAAAGACGAGATATGGAAATCCTTAAATCCACATTATAGTGTTAGCAATTTGGGAAGAATAAAAAATGACAAATGTAATAGGATTTTGTCAGGTAGTTTGCACAAAGATGGATACATATTTACAACCATTGACGGAAAACAGTATCCATTACATAGATTGGTTGCCTTGGTGTTTTGTGACGGATTTGAAGAAGGTAAGGTTGTAAATCATAAAGATGGAAACAAACAGAATAATTCCGCTGACAACCTTGAATGGATAACACAACAGGAAAATGTTCGACACTCGTACAATAATGATTTTCAGCCTAAAAGTACAGGTACATACAAGGGTAAATTCACAGCAGAACAGCGTGAAGAAATTAAGTTGTTATGGGATAGTGGTAAAATAAGCAAACGAGAAATAGCGAAAAAGTATGGTGTATCTCATACTTGTATTATCAATATCATCAATGATAAGTATAAATATGCCGAAAATACAAACATTTTTGAAGAAGTTGCAAGACCTATTGTCGATATTCTTAATGAATTGCGTGACAGTTATCTTAGTTGTGACAATGAAGATAATAAAAAGCAAATATGGTACGCAATATTACAACTACTACCAGAAAGCTATAATCAACGTTCAACGGTCATGCTTAACTACGAGGTACTGGCAAATATTTATAAATCTCGTAAGAACCACAAGCTTGACGAGTGGAGAGCTTTTTGTGATTGGATTAAGGCATTGCCATATTCGGAATTGATAACAGGAGGCACAGATGAGTAAACCATTATTTTGTATACTTGGAGCTTCGGCAAGTGGCAAATCAACACTTGTACAAATGCTTGAAAAAGAATTTAATATGAAGCAGATACCCTCTTACACAACTCGTTCTCCGAGATACGAAGGTGAAGCAGGTCATACCTTTGTTTCAGAAAAGGAATTTAAGGCACTTAATGATATCGTGGCTTATAACTATTATCTTGATAATCATTATGGAATAACGGCAAGTCAAATTGACGATGATACATATGATCTTTATGTTGTAGACCAAACAGGGCTTAATGAATTACATAAAAAATACAAAGGCAATAGAAAAATTTATTCTATCTTTATAGATTGCTCGTATATCAATCGGTACAAGCGTTTGTTTGGACGTTACCATAAAATGTACAAGAATTTTGAAAAAGCACTTAAAGAAACCTGCAAACGTACTGAACGGGACAAGATAGAATTTAAAAACTGCAAATCATCTGTTGATTACGTTATCAATAATGATGAAAATATCAACACAGCTTATAAAAATCTAAGAAAGTATGTAGTAGGACTTACAACTAAGCAGGAGGGAGATAATGATACCGAAACCGAACATAATTAACAGAGAACATTATAATAGTATTGTTTACTTATCTCACCCATATGGTGGCAAGCAAGAAAATTTAAGTAAAATAAATGAGTGCCAAAAACTATTAACTATAATGCACCCTGAGAATTTGTATCTCAATCCCATTGCAATGTTTGGTAACCTTTACGATTGCACCGCTTATGAGCAAGGGTTGAACATGACTCTGTTGTTACTTGAAGAACTTGCAGATGAAATGATTATTTGTTCAAGTGTTCTTTCAAATGATTGGCGATCATCTAAAGGCTGTCGCACGGAGGTTGTGTATTGTGAGAACAGACATATACCGTATAAAATTTATACTTTGGAGCAAATTAGAGATGAATACGAAAAATACAGAAAGGAACATGATAAAAATGGCTAATTTTATTATTGGTGCTTTGGTTGGACTTGTACTTGGTTTTCTAATAGCCTATAGAACAGTAACCGAAATGCTGGATGAATTAGACGAGAATGATAAAGAGGAAAATGCCAATGGAACTGAAAGCAAATCTGATAAGACCTAGACCGTGGCGTATTGGTGTGGATTGTGATAATGTCATTAATAATTTAGCAGAGAGCATTATTGATGTTTATAATAAGGACTATAATGATAATTTGTCTGTTATCGACATAATCACATATAATATGAGACAGTTCTTTAAAAATGTATCTCAGGACAAATTCTATGACTATTTCACAGATAAGAGGGTATGGGAAAATATAAAGGTGCTTGAAAATTGTGCCACTACATTGAAGAAATACCATGATTTAGGTTGTGAAATCTACATAGTAACAGCTACAGCCCCACAGAATATTTCTAATAAAGCAGCTTGGTTACAAGAACAACTTCCATTTTTAAATATGTATGATAGCCTAGTAGTCATAAAGAACAAGCAAATGCTCGGTGGGGATATTGACATTCTAATTGATGATTGCGTAGACAATTTAGTTGGTGGCTATTATCATAAAATTTTATTTGATTATCCATGGAATAGACTTGGATTTGAGTCATATGAAAGCAATATTCATATGTTACATCAAAAATATCGTTGTAGGAATTGGAACGATATTGACAAAGCAATTAACATGATTATGAAAACTGATGTGGGTACAGAAATAGAATTAGACTTAAAGCCAGAGAACATAGAGAATACAGATAACGAACAAAGAATAGAGTTTATTGTAAACGATGATAAGGAGCGATAAAATGTGCAAAATAGTAATTAAAAGAGATGGAACTAAAGTAAAATTTGAAAGGGCAAAGATAGGTAAGGCAATTTTGAAAGCGTATAATGAAGTTTATTCTGATACATCGGATATAAATGCCGAACTTGCAAGCGACATATGTTGTGATGTGTGCAGAAAGCTTGAAGCCATGGCAGAAATTTCAGTAGAAGATATTCAGGATATAGTTGAAACAACGCTTATGGATTATGACAGAAATGTAGCAAAAGCCTATATTACATATAGATATAAACGTAGTCTTGTAAGACAAAGCAATACAACCGATAAAAGTATTCTTGAATTAATTGATGGTGTAAATGATTATTGGAATAACGAAAATTCAAATAAAAACGCAACACTCGCCACAACACAAAGAGATTACCTTGCAGGAATTACAAGCACGGATATTTCACAAAGATTTCTATTGCCATTAGATGTAGTTGAAGCACATAAGCAAGGCATTATCCATTTCCATGATATGGACTATTTCGCAGAACATATAAGTAATTGTTGTCTTGTAAATCTTGAAGATATGTTGCAGAATGGTACAATGATTAATAAGGTGAAAATTGAAAAGCCACATAGACTTATTACGGCAACTACGATTGCAACACAGATTATTACTGCCGTAGCAAGTTCTCAATATGGTGGTACAAGTATTACACTTGCACATTTAGCCCCTTTCGTTAGAGATAGTTATATTTATCATCTAAATAAATATAAAGATCGTGGACTAGACTATGATAAATCTGTAGAATTTGCAAGACTTGATACAAAAAAAGAAATTGAAGATAGTGTTCAAACTTTTAATTATCAAATTAACAGTATGTCAACCACTAATGGGCAAACACCATTTTTAACTGTATTCATGTACCTCGGTGAAACAAATGAATATAAAGAAGAATTGGCAGCTTTAACTAAGGAATTTATTAAGCAACGTATTCTTGGCTTGAAAAATGAAAATGGTGTTTATGTTACACCTGCTTTTCCTAAACTTATTTACGTTCTTGAAGAGGACAACATAAGAGAGGGCTCAAAATATTGGGACATTACTGTTGAAGCCGCAAAGTGTACTGCTAAAAGATTAGTGCCAGATTACATAAGTGAAAAGAAAATGAAGGAACTAAAAGAGGGTAATTGTTTCCCATCAATGGGGTGCAGAAGCTTTTTAGCTCCATACAAAGATGAAAATGATAATTACAAATTCTATGGTAGATTTAATCAGGGCGTTGTTACGATAAACCTTGTTGACGTTGCTCTATCATCAAATAGAGATATAAATAAATTTTGGCAGCTATTTGAAGAAAGAACAGAATTGTGTCACAAGGCTTTACGTTGCAGGCATGAAAGACTCAAAGGAACTTTATCAGATGTTGCACCAATTCTGTGGCAAGACGGTGCGTTTACTAGACTAAAGAAAGGCGAAAAAATAGATAAATATCTTTATGGTGGTTATTCATCTATTTCACTTGGTTATGCAGGTCTTTATGAATGTGTAAAATATATGACAGGTCATAGTCATACAGACAGCAGTATAGGTGAAAAATTTGGTCTCGAAGTAATGGAAAGACTTAATAGGAAATGTGAACAATGGAAAAGTGCAGAAAATATTGGGTATTCATTATATGGCAGCCCAATAGAATCCACAACATACAAATTTGCAAAATGTCTAAAAAAACGTTTTGGTATTATTGAGGGTATTACAGATAGAGATTATATAACAAATTCTTATCACGTTCCTGTTTTTGAAAAAATCAACCCATTTAAGAAATTGGCTATTGAAAGCAAATTCCAATCACTAAGTCTAGGCGGTGCGATCAGTTATGTAGAATGTGCTGATTTGCAAAATAATATTCCTGCTATTCTTGAAGTAATTAAGTTTATTTATGACAATATTATGTATGCCGAACTTAATACAAAAAGCGATTATTGCCAAGTGTGCGGATATGACGGAGAAATCAAAATCATTGATAACAATAATAAGCTAATTTGGGAGTGTCCTAATTGTGGCAATAGAGATACAAATAAAATGAATGTTGCTAGACGCACTTGTGGATTGACTTAACAATATAGTCCACGTTAAATAGGTTAAACTGCGGAGAACTCCCCATAATCCTAATTCACCACAACGGAATTGGAAACGATAAACGTGACGGTGGTGCGAATTTAAAATTCAATAGTCCGACAGGATAGAAACCATAAAAAGTAATTAGGGTAGGGACAATCGAGTGTGCAAGTCACTCAAACGCATCGAAGCTCCTTAGCACATAATGGTGATGGAGAACGTTCAACGACTATAATACCTATTAATAATATTAAACTGTTTATAATAAAACGAATAATAATATTGTTAAATTGTATAGTCTACTCCCCTCATAAATATCGGGAAACCGAGGGTAAAAAAAGGATATTGGTAGCAATTTTTGGAATCAAGGCAGAACTCAAGAAATTAAACAGAGGTATGTTCACCTTGACAACCATAATATAGGAGAGTAAACAATGAGATATGCTAGTATAAGACAAATGGATATTAGCAATGGAGAAGGCATAGGGGTCGCTTTGTTTGTACAAGGCTGTCATTTTCATTGTTTTAATTGCTTTAATCCTAGCACTTGGGACTTTAATGGTGGCAAAGAGTTTAACTTATATGAATACGATACTCTCATAAAAGCCGTTAAACAACCTTTCATACAGCGTGTATCATTTCTTGGTGGAGAACCACTTTGCCCTGAAAATCGTGCATATGTAACAAACATATCTAATATGATAACAGCACTTTGCCCCACAAAAAATCAATGGCTTTACACAGGTTATAAGTGGGAAGAAATTAAAGACTTGCCTATTATGAAATATCTAGATGTAGTCATTGACGGTCAGTATGAAGATGACAAACGTGACATAACATTAAAATGGCGAGGGTCAAGCAATCAGAGAGTTATTGATGTGCAAGAAAGCTTAAAGCAAAACAAAGTAGTATTGTGGTGCGATTAACCACACAAAAATAAAAGGGTTTACATATAAGCAAACCCTTAAACAACTCAAATAAGTCATTAGCCACCATAGAAATTATAATGTGTTCAATATTATGTTTCTGAATGGTGGCGACTAATGACTCTATTAATTATAACATAAAGCAAAAGAAAAGTAAAGGAGATAGAAATGATAACAACAGTAAAATTTGCAAAGACAAAACCAAATGCAATTATACCAACCAAAAGACTAGAAGATGCAGGCTATGACGTTTATCCTTGTTTTGACGAAGATTACATGATAATAAAACCACATACTACGGTTATAATACCGACAGGCATAGCTTCAGCTTGTGATACAGATTACTGTTTCGTATTGCACGAGAGAAGCTCAACAGGTACTAAGGGCATGGCACAGAGGTGTGGAATAATCGACAGTGGTTATCGTGGCGAGTGGGGTGTTCCAATTACTAATACAAATGACGTACCGATAGTTATTTGCAAGAAAGAGTCTATTACTACCTTTAACGATTTTGCTAGTATTTTGTTGCTTCCATATGGAGAAGCTAATTACATTTTATATCCATATGAAAAAGCCATTTGTCAGGCTCTTGTACTTCCTGTTCCAGAAGTTGAGATAGAAGAATATACATACGAGGAGCTTAAAACCATTCCGTCAGAAAGGGGTACAGGTCGCCTTGGCAGTAGTGGAAAGTAAGATTGTGAGTAAAAAATGAAAAAAAGCAAAACAACTCTGGTAACAAAGGGCAAAAAGAAAATACCAATAAATATCATTATACATAATCCAAACAACATGGATAAATTCAATAATTATTATTCATCTGTCATTATTGATACAATAAAAAAAATAGCATAAATATAAAGGTGTCCGACAATATTTGCCATTGTCGGACACCTTTATATTTATTGACTTTTTTCAGAAAATATGCTATGATAAAAGACTATCTACAAAAAGGAGACATATAAATGAGAATAGCAATATATTCAAGAAAATCAAAATTTACAGGCAAAGGTGAAAGTATTGGAAATCAAGTTGAAATGTGTCGAGATTATATCGCTACAAATTATAATGGCGAAGAACATTCCATACAAGTATTTGAAGATGAAGGCTTTAGCGGTAAAAATCTTGACCGACCACAATTTAAAAAAATGATAGAAATAGAAAATGCCATACCATTTGATTTAATAGTTGTGTATAGATTAGACAGAATTAGCCGTAATGTAGGTGACTTTGCTTCTTTAATTGAAAAGCTAAATAAAAAGAATACGTCCTTTGTATGCGTAAAAGAACATTTTGATACAGGTAACTCTATGGGACGTGCAATGATGAACATAGCTGCGGTTTTTGCACAGTTAGAAAGAGAAACTATAGCAGAGCGTATTAAAGATAATATGTATCTTTTAGCGAAAGAAGGTCATTGGCTCGGAGGAACAACACCATTAGGCTATAAATCCATTGAAGTTACAAATGGTAAAAGGACACATTTTGAACTTATCATTGATGAAAGTCAAATAGATTTGGTAAATATAATTTTCAGTAAATATAAACAGCTTGGTAGCATTAACGGAGTAGAAACATATTTGTTTGTAAATGGTTATAAAACTCAAAAAAATAACTATTGGCATAAATCTAATGTAAAACGCATTTTAACCAATCCAATCTACTGCATTGCGGATATTGATAGCCTAAATTATTTCACTGAGTTAGGCTGTAATGTTTGTTTTACACTTGACGATTGCAATGGTAAGAAAGGCATTTATCCGTATAATAGGTTTTCAGGACAAAAAAGAGAAATGCAATCATATGATCGATGGATTATTACTATATCAGAACACCAAGGAATTTTGGCAGGCAAAGAATGGGTGGCTATTCAGCAACAATTAAAGGCAAATTCAAAAGATGGTTTCGGTGGGAAGGCAAACGAAAGACGTTCCACTAGCAACACTTCACTTTTATCGGGCGTACTGTTCTGTTCATGCGGAGCTTATATGCGACCAAAAAAATATCCATCGGGAAATACCTTTTATATTTGTGAAAACAAAATGGATAAAAAAATAACTGAGTGCAATAATTCTAACATCAATGCAGACGAATTAGATAAAATAATCTTGAACGAGTTATTTTCTTTCGATATAAAAGATGGTGTTGTTGATTCACAAATTCAAAATCTAAAAGAACAAGTTGCAAATATTGACAATGATTTGCAAAAACAAATTGGACGTTTAAAAAAGCAAATAGAAACTAATAAGAACACGGTGAATAAATTTATGAATATCGTGGCTCTATCTATTGAAAATGATACGCCAGAACAAGTGGTTGAAGTTTACAATCAGAAAATAAATGAGTTATTAAATCAAAATAAAATAACTCAAAAAAGAATTGACGAGTTGCAAGATACCAATATTGTTCAAGCAAAGATGAATGATAGGTTAAACAGCTTAACAGATGCTATGGCATATCTTAAAGAAAATTTTGACAAATTAACCATTGTAGAAAAAAGAGGGTTTGTTAAAGAGATAGTTGATAGGATAGTTTGGGACGGCAATAATATCAATATTTTTATTAAAGGTATTTCAGAATTATCAGAATAAGCCAATTGAAATACCTAAAAAAATCATTTCCGTCATGTGTCAACAGCAGTTGCAGTTGAAGAGGCTATGAAGTAAGGCTTTAAGCCACTTCACAAGTCTTGTAATGTGAACAACGATAAGAC